TTAAATCAGATGTATGTATATTATAACCATCTTTTTTTAATTTATATATAATATCAGCAAGTCTAGTAGCACCATATTCTTTTATAGCTTCCCAACTTGTAATATGTCCATAGTTTTTTAAATGCCACTTAATAGCATCTTTTTGTGTTTTAATTTGATCTTGTGTTATTATAATTGTTTTCATTTTAAAATAATTCAGTTTGATTAATATCTTCTTTTTTTACTATTCCTAACATTGTTTCAAATATTGTTTTACCTGCTTCATAGTCTACTAAGTTTCTTGCTATCTTTAATATTAATTGTTTGCCTTGATATTTTCTTAAGTCATAATCGTGAAAATTAGACCAACTTTTTAAAGTTTCTGTTGAACCGTTTTTACTATCTCCAAAATTTTTTACTCTACCATTTAAAATATTAGGTAATTTAAAATTTGTCCAATACAAATGCCTATCTCTTTTTAAAGGGTTAAACATTGGCTCGTAGTATGGCACTACGTTTTCAATTACATATTTGGTTTTACAGTGGTGCTGTAAAAATATTACCTCCTCGTATAGTTTCATATCTGGATAAATAGGCTTTTTTCCATTAGCACCAAACCCCCAGTACCTGGCTCTTGAATGACTTGGACAAGGTGGAGAACTCCAAATAAAGTCGTATTCTTTATAATGGTCTAGTAAATATTGATGTGCATCTCCTACTATTACTCTATCATTAGGAAATCTATCTTGGTATAACCTTGCACATTCTGAATCTAATTCTACTGCAGTAACTTCTATATCATCTTTAACTTCATTCCACTTGTATCGGTTACCACCAAGACAAGCATATAAATTTAATATTTTCATTTTAATTGTTTTAATTGTTCTTGATAATAAGGAACTTGTTTTGGGTTTTGATTTAAAACTTCTACTTTATTTCTAGCATCATCTACTACTAGTTTATGAGCATTAATAAATTTAAAAAATGTTCTAATATTTAAATAAGGATCAAACTCTGCATATCTTACACCTCTATGAAAAGCATCATCTATTTGATTAAATGTCATTCTTCTAAACCTATTCTCTTTTTGTAAATCTTCTGCAAATATTTTAGCAAGAGATGCCATTGTTAAAGCATCTGCTCTATGTCCTAACTCTACTGAAGTCTTAGCAATTAAATCTAAAACCTTTTCTGTTAGTTCTTTAATGTTTTCTTCTTGTAATGTTTTCATAATTTTATATTTCTAATTAAATTTTCTTCTTCTAATTTTTCAAAAAATAAATCTTCTACTATTTCATCTAATTCTCTACATTCACTATCCCATATAATATCGTGCATCATACCATTTGTATACCATTTAGAAATAATATTTAAGATTTGTAATTCAGTTAAATTTAAATCTTCTATAATGTTTTCATTAAAATCTAATTCTTTCATTTTCTATAGTTTTTTAATCTGTATTTTGGTGTAAGTTTTTTTAAATTAATACTCTTTTCAATTTGTCCACTATATTTAAAATAGTTATCAAATTCAATAATACTTCTTTTATATAACTTTTCTAAATAAATCTTTTGTCTTAATTCCTCTACTATATTCATAATAACTCTTTAGCTTTTTGCCATTCACTTATCTGTGCATCTAATTTAGATGTTATTTTGCTTTTAGGTTTATCCCACTTAGCAGAATTTTTTGACCACCTCTCCAATCTTAATTTAATTTCAAATGTTACCTGCTTTTGATACCTCATCTTCTTTTTACCCTCTGTCCAGTAATTAATAAAATCTTCTTTCATTTCTTTTGGATAATCAAAAAACATAACCTGATTAATAAATTTTTCCTTTATAGATATATTATTACTTGTAGTATTAATACTTGTACTAATACCTTTCATCTTTTCGTGTATAGGGCTATCCGTGTTTTTCGTGATACCTATACATCTTTTAATGATTTGCTTATTAGAATCTCTTTCTATCTTAATAACTATAAACCCATAATTTTTTAAATCTGATAACCAAGATGATACTGTGTTTTTATTTACATTGTACAATTCTGAAAAGTATTTGTTAGATGCAAAACAAAAACCAAACTTATTACTTAAAGCAGTTATTTCGCCATACAATAACTTGGCATTTGGTTTTAAATCTGAATACCTAACGTTAGCAGGTATTATAGCATAATAGCTAGGATTCTCTTTCATAATGTTATTATATTAGTTTTGTAATCATAATCTTTTAATGATTCCTTAATAATATTAATATTATTTGAAAAATCAAAATAGTTAGTATTTAATGTAAATAGTGCATCTCCACTTTTGATCTTAATTTTAACCTGTGGTTTGACTACAGACTTAATACCTGCTATTTTTAAACAACTCATTAAATCCTCCCTTGTTTTAAAAATCTTTTTAGATACATCAATTTCTTTAAAAGAATTATATACAAGATTAAACATATCTCTATACTTTGGAAAAGATGAGTAATTGTACTTATGTTTTTTTTCGTAATGATAAATTAAACTCCTATCTCTATTTAAAACTTTAGCTATAACTTTATAGTGTATCTCTTTTTCTAACAAAGCAATTATAGATGCTACCATTCTAGGTATATGATACTCTTGCTTTCTAGTTTTATCAGCTAAAGAACCTTTATGCAACCCTACTAAACTGGTAGTAAGGTCGCATATATTTATAAACTTTTCTGTATCAGTCATTTTAAAAAGGTAAATCATCAGGTGTAGAACCTTTAAACTTTGCATCAAAAGCAGAAGCATATTGATTAGGATTAGTTATTTCATCTATCTTGCTTTTTAATCTACTATCAAAATTATCTGATGTATAATTATCACTAAGCCAATTATCATAAAAATACTTTGCATTTTTTATAACATCTTCTTGTGTACATTGATTATCATAATCTATAGCACCTTTAAAAGCTACTGCTCTTGCTATTGAATTATTTACATTTACATCTTGTTTAGGACTTGATTGATTAAAAGAATCAGGTTTTATATAAACTGGTTTTACTTTAGGAAACTTACCATCTGTGTATTCATATTCTGCATTAGTTCCTATTACAAATTTATTTTGTTCTTGATTCTTAGATGAGTATTCTCCTACATCTCCATTTTCAAAACCAATTTCAAATTTATACATAACACCATATTTACCCTCCCAACTTCCATTTGATTGTACACTTGTTACTTTACTATTTTTCATATTTATTATTATTATTTAATTATTATTAATTGTCTATCATTATCTTCATACATCTTTAACATTTCTTCTGTTAGATTGTAAGAATAAGAACCTGTAATATTATATACACTTTTATCCTTAGCCATCTGTAACTCTGTTCCTACCATTATACAAGAGTTATAACACCTATCATCATCTGATGAATAGATTGCTCTACCATTAGCACCACTTAAATAATGTACTTGCTTTAATACTTGTGTAGTACCTTTAAAGTAATGTAGTGTAGCATGAACTATCCTATTATCACATCTATCATATATCTTTTGTAATGCTTCTTGATGCTCTTTTTCAATCTCTTTTAACCTTTCAACACTTGGTTTTGTTGGTGTGGGTAATCTAAATATATCTTTCATATCTAATTAAATTTAATTAAGCTTCCCAATAACCATTTACTTTGTATTTATTAAATTTATTACTTAATCTATAAAATAAATGAAATTGTATTATACTTGAGTATCTTACTCCTCTATCAAATTGAAATTTAAGATACATTCTATATTGGTGTGCTGTGTACATATTTTTATATTTTAATTTAGTGATAGCCATTTATCATTTAAATGCTTTAAATACTTGACTGCATAAAACAACTCTTTTTCATTGTATTTAAACTTTGCATACTCTATACTAAAGCACCAAATTCTTTTATAGATTATTATAGAATCTTTATTTGATATTAATTTATATTTCATATTGCTAAAATATTATCAATTAAACTTGGTAAAATTGCTATAAATAAAGTTGTAAGAACAACTATAGTTATGCAAACGATTGGAACTAATATGTTTATTATTTTATTCATAGTTATTAATTATATTGTATTAAAATCTGATTCAAATTTAGTAAGATTTCTAAATTTAAGAAAGTTATCTACCATTTCAGTCATGTACATCGAAGCATTCATTGATTGATTAAATGTCTTACCATTAGTTAACCAATGAGTACTGTTACATACAAAAGTTAATTGTCCATGTGTAAATGAAATACCTTTTTTATTAAGTTTTTTTGCTAACTTAGTTTCTAATGATGTCAAGTTTTTTATTGTAGTAGTTGTTTTCATACTGCAAATATATATTAAATAATTGAATTAACAACTATTTAAACATAATAATAAACAAAAAGAAAGTTTTACTAGGTTATAAAGGCATTAAAAGATTTAATGGAGTTTGTCCATTATTAAGTATAACTGCACAACCAACGGCAGGTCTTTTACCATATTTTGCGTATGCCATCGCATAAGATTTGTGATTGATCCCACAACCAACTTGTGTTCCAAAGATTCTAAAATTCTTACCTACATAGTGTTCTGTGTAGCATTGTGTATGTAAATGTCCTTGTACAGTATTCATCATATCTGCTCTGCATTTTGTTCTTGCAGTACCACCCTCCCCATGTATATACTGCACATTGTCCTTTTCGTATCTTTCAACAAAATTCCAATTAGGTACTTCTAATACTTCTTTATAGGATTTTATCCATTTTGATGGGATTGCACTTGTTTGTGCCTTTCTCATTATAAGTCTGTCATGATTACCAATTAGGACTGTAGCTTTAGGAAATGCTTTGTACCAACGAGATATACGCTTAATAGCTAATTCAAGCTCATCTAAGCCACCCATTCCATCTGCCGATGTTTCGTGATAGCTTGTGTAGTGATTGTCTATTACATCGCCTATAAACACTATCTCTGTGCAATTATAGGTATCATATTGTTCTATACACCAATCAAGATACTTGTCAAGACAAAAAGGTTCGTGCAAATCTCCTATTACTAATAAGTTACTTGTTTCTTGCTCTCGCAGTTTTTGAATGACTTGTACCTCGTGTGGTTTTAATCTGTATCTATTACTTCTTTCCACTATCAGCTAATCCTTGCGCACCAGTTAAAGCAACTAATGACCAAAATATTTCGCTTACATGAACTTCATCTACTCCTAAAACTCTAGCAATAAAAGGAACTACTATAGCTGCTATTGTATACCATACTTTTTTTGACTTTAGTATAGTCATGATTAAATATTGTTTCATTTGATTTTTATTTTAAAATTAATAATTAATAACTCCATAAAACTTGCCCATCTTTTAAATTATCAACATCACAATGTAGAAAACCATTTTTAAAACTTATTCCTATTCTGTTTATGCCTAC